CAACTTGACAAGTTGTTTGATACAAGCACCGAGTATTTGGTGGATTTGTGGAAGACTAAATATGCAAGTAAAAGAATTAAGAGTCTGATCAAGAACGACCGCGTTTCTGATGAAACGTTATACTATGACGATTTGATCTATCTTGATTGGGAGCAAACAAAAGAAAAATATCTCAATGACGTAGGAAGGTAAAATGTTATCCCTCAACGAGTACACAGATCAAAAAGAGTTAACAGAATTATGTGAAGCGCTTATTACATTCGGTGGCCAAGCATATCCTAAATTCAACAACGTCATCATCATGGCTGGCGGCGCAGGATCAGGTAAAGGTTTTGTGTTGCAGAATCTTGTTGGTGCAGAGGGATATAAGTTTGACGTAGACGAATTGAAAAGTTTGGCCATGCGGTCAGCAACGTTGAACAAGAAAGTTAAAGATCAGTTTGGTGTTGAACTGTCGAAGATTAATCTGCGAGTGCCAGAGAATGTTTCGAAGATGCATGAGATCATTTCTGGATTAGGTATTGACTCAGCTCGACAACGCCAACTTTATAAGTCAATCATGCTCGCCGATCCTCGTCGCAAACCAAATCTGATCTTTGATGTGACGTTGAAAGACTTGCGTAAGTTAGAAAAGATCACCAGACAAGCGGCTGAACTTGGATACGATAAAAAAGATATTCACATTGTCTGGGTTGTAAACGATATCGAAGTAGCGCAGGCACAGAATCAGAGTCGTGATCGTATCGTGCCGCCTGAGATATTGGTCAACACTCACAGAGGTGTCTCGCAAACAATGGCAGACATCTTAAACATGGGCAAAAGAATCAATAGATATCTTGACGGTGATATTGTTTTTGCTTTTAACAAATTTAAAGTTGACGCTGAGTTAACTGCATCGACTAGAGGCGGTTCTTACATCAAGAAGGCGAATTACTTCTACGTAAAACGCCGAGGTAAAGATCCACAATCTATCGATCAATTAGACAGTCAAGTAAGAAAGAAATTACGTGACTATACACCTAAACCACAAAATTGGTAAAAAACTATGAATGAATTAATTGGTGAAGTGATTACATGCACCACCCCACAGGGTGATATTATTGCTAAACTTGAATCGTTTGATGATGGCATTTTTACACTTGGTCGGCCGCGACTCTTTGTTGTAAACGGCGAAGGCCAAGGCGTGTTGTTACCGGGTATCAACGGTACATGTTTTGAATATCCCGCCAAAGCATATATTTCTGTCAACAGTGTCGGCGCTTTTGCTCAGGCAAAAACTGAAGCAGTAAACGCTTGGATGAATTCCGAACCTGAAAACGATATCAATAAGTCGAACGTACAACCGCTGAAAAGACTTGTAGAATGATTCCAGGAACGAGGCACATGCCTCTGAAGGTTCTTCAGGATTACTTCAAAGGCAAAAAGGTTATCATTGTCGGCAATTCTGTTGAAATGATGGATCATGAGTATGGCGAGTTTATTGATTCGTTTGACTCGGTGATTCGCATTGGCCGAGGAATGGACATTAGGGGTCGAGCAAATGTACTCGGCACAAAGTGTGATGTCTGGTCAACCGGTGAACACCGCGCTGAGATGTACAACGAAAAATCTCTTCAACCTATCATGAACAAATTGCAGGTTGTTTTATACAATCCCAATCGTGCTGATCTGTCGAGTGACAATGTAAAATATCCCGCTTATCTTAAATTTCCAGAGACGTTGCGTTATCCAATGTATCACATACCAGAGTTGCGTGAGTGGAACGACAAACACAACATTTGGTTTAGTTGGAATGATTTAGATAACGAGAAAAGAACCGCACGGTTTTCTAGTGGTATTATGACCATAAAATTTATGATAGAAAAAGTTAAGACATATGATGAGTTTCATATGATTGGTTTTGATTTTTTCAGAAAAACTACCACACGATTGCGTGGCAAAAATCAAGTTGAACATCGATCATGGCATCGACCGTTGCGTATGAAGGCATGGTCGAATGAAAGGTTCGATTGGGACCATGATCATAAGACTGAATCAGATTACGCCAGAAAGTGGTTAGATGAAGGTCTGATCACCAAGTGGCATATTCTCAGTGATCTTGAGTGGCAAACAATCGACAAGCCTAGATACAACGATTACATGTATGCGGACTATGATGGTGAAGAATGATACAGGTTGCTATCGGGTATGATTCAACCATACCCAAACTCTCTTACACTTGCGCTGAAAGCATTCTTGATCACGCTTCTCAACCTGTTAAGATAATTTTCTTAAACAAAAATACACTGCCACAGGATGTATGGTGGCGGCCGCGCGGTGAATATGATAGTACTGAGTTTTCTAACTCTAGATTTTTGACGCCTTACTTGTTTGAGTATCAAGGCAAGTCTCTCTACCTCGACAACGATATGATAGTCTGCCATGATGTTGCAGAACTTTTTGATACAACCGACTATTACATGGTCTCTGTTGTAAAACACAATCAGGTGGTGACTAACACCACAAAATTTGGCCAAAAACAGACAAAATACGACTGCAAAAACTGGTCGAGCGTCATGTTGTTCAACAATAAAGCATGTAGTCAATTGTCTCCTCTTTACGTTAACGAAGCTCCTGGTCTTCATTTACACCAGTTTCACTGGGTTCGTGACCGACATCGAATCGGCTCGTTGCCTTTAGAGTGGAATTATCTGGTTGACAATGAAAATCAGACCGAGTATACTCCTAAGTTGATACACTACACAAATGGCGGTCCTTATTACGAGGACACACGTGACTGTGAACACGCTGATGTGTGGAAAGATGTTGCGAATAAACTTGATATGGAATAGTGTGATGTATATACATGGTTATGCGAATTATGATACGTCCGGTCGTCGCCGGAAGCAAAAAAAGCCTAAGGGTGAAGTCTACAAAAAATACAAACCTCAGTGGCAACCACTGAAGACGACGATGTACACTCACCGGTCGTCGGATGTTCACTATCCGTCTGCTGAGAGTGCAGGATTGTCGATTGCCGCACGTCCGGAGAGACAGGAATACACTGGTACGCTCGTCAAAGGCATATCAACCATGCACAAATCCAACGCGGTACCGATTATCGACGAGCAAGAGGCGAAGGATCACGCTTCAATGCGCCGATAATGCATAAAAATGTGACTTTTTAACACAAAATAGTCTAAAAAACTTCAAAAAAATCTTTAATGAAATCAATAACTTACGAACGCCGGAAAAGTCGTTGTAAATCAATGACTTGGCGCTTGATCTGGCCTGTGGTTCCTGTATAATTACTCTGTAATTTGATGATTGAGAGTGATTTTGAGTATGAATTTAGTTGGTAAACGAGTTGAGGGTTTCTGGGGTTGTCTCCACCCTTCATCATTTGGTTCGATTTACGCTCGTGACGATAAAATCGTCAAAATCCGTTGGGACAACGGTTACAATTTTGAGTGTGAGATCAAAGATTTGAAGCGCGGCATGCCTGGTGTCGTTGGTATCTATGTTGAGGATTCTGAATAATGGTTATTAATTTTGTGAGTGCCAATGCTGGCGGTCTTGAGTTTTTTGGCGAGTCAGCCGGTATCTGGTGCAAAGCTGGTTACGGTTCTAACGTTGAAGAGTGTGCTGAAATCATCGCCAAGTATGGTCTTGCGTCAGTGGTTCAGGCATCATCTTCAATGGATTTTGCCAGTGAACATGGTTTTGCCGAAGACAACGGCGCCAATGTTATGTTTCAGTATGCCATCAAAGAGTCAGGAGTTTAAGTTATGGGTATGATTGCTAGTGTTTTTCGTGATGACAAAGGCGATTGTTCAAACAAGGGTCTATCTGCTTATCATAGCCGCGTTTTGGTCGTAAACGTTGATGGTCCTTTTACTGTGCGAGATGGTCTGCCTGCTGTCAAAATGGTCAAAGGTAATCTCCGTGGTACCGTCAAGATTGTGCCTCTAAACGAACATGAATCTGGCAAGTGGCTGATGTTTGGCGGAACCTATGTCGGAACTTCTGACAGTCGATTTGGTGAAAAAGTTAAAGAAATCGCCGGCGAATACGGCGCTGAGTTTCCCGCCTCCATCGTACCTTTTCACGATAGGGTCGAAGGATAAGGGTCCTTGGGTGGGTGTCGCACTTTCGAAAATTGCTACTGATTGCTATGTGGTGCGACCCCATCGTTTTTTCTCTAAGTCATTGATTTTGTTGCTTATTCTAAAAAGTTATATGCTTATGAAAAAACAGTCTAACCAGACGCTTGCTTTACCTGTTTTTTTGTGAGATAATATTCCCGTAAAGTGATGAGAGACTTCTGGCGTGTTGTTAAGAACTTTGTTCACTGAATGTCGCTCTGCGACGACTGGAACAACACTAGATTTAACTGCTAGTCTCTCTTTCCCCCTTCTGAGGATTTGATATGAAAGTTGTTATTTACACCCAATACTGCGAAAACTACGGTGCCCATGATTGGGACGGTAAGGGCGAATGCCCTCAATACTGGAAGTATAAGGGTGGTTCTTGCTACGTTGTGGAGGCTTCTCTGGAGCAGGCCATGTCTGGCCAGTTTTTCACTGATGTGGCTAAGTGCATCGAATATCGCAATGATTATGCTGAAGAGTATATCGTTGGCGAGAATCTGGTCGATGATATCGACTTTGATCCCACCAAAGTTGTGGAAGATTGGGACACCGCTATCTACGCCGAACTGATTGAAGGTCAGTTGTCTTGTCGTGAGGATGTAAAAGACTATACCATGGCTCGCAATATCGTTGGCGAACGCACATGGTTGCAGGATGAGAATGGCCGTGAGAACATATCTTTACGCACGTTTGAGGAGGCCGCATGAAGGATTGGTTGCAAGTTGCAATCTATGCCACCGCGTTAGCAACCGTTGTCTTTATGATTGGTTGGTATGTTTACTTTACTTGGAGTGATTGTCTTGGTGATCATTCATTTCTAACTTGTGCGAGAATGTTACGATGAAGATTGAGAACAAATCAGAAAAAATCAAGGCGATTCGTGTCGCTGAAGACTGTATTTCCAGCGTGATTCACTCTGGCGGAACGGTCGATATGCAGGTATTTGTCACTTTGAATGCATTGAAGATGGACCTGCTTGATTTAATTGATGAAGAAACTTTTGAGGAGATTAATTAATGGTAACTGCGTCTGCTACAACTGGTGTACTTGGTCAACGTCTTGTTGCTGGTTTTGATACCGCTGACTTTTTTGTTGATCGTGGTATGGGTAAGCGTATTCAGGTGTGGGATCGTGAAGTATCACTGATTCGTAATCCTTTCGGTAAGCGCAATAGCGACAAGCCGATTACTCTCGCCAACTTGCGAGATTTGACTGAACGTTTCAGTGTTCTCGCTTTGCGAGTGATTGAAGAGGGTATCCCTGAGGATACAGAGGTAGAAGTTTTGTCCTGCGGTTCGATTCGTGAGATACGTGCCAAGTTTCCAGGTAAGCGTATGGTGAATCGATTCCGATCCAAGGGCAGTACCTACTATGGTTCAGACAAAGCACCCGTCTTTGATGAAGATGAGGATGATGATGTCTGATAACGAAAAGTTATTACTTTTCTTTTTTCTTGCCGCGGGTATCGGTCACTTGATCGGTACCTACTACGGTAAAAGGAAAGGTATTGAGACCACGCTTGCGCTTCTGAGTGAAGATGAACTTGCAAACGTGGGAAAGAGGGTTGCAGAAAAAAATGAATGAGAAAGTTATTTTAACAGATTGTGACGGAGTTTTGCTAGATTGGGCATACTCTTTCGACCGATGGATGAACCGATTCGGTTATCGAATACAAGATGATGAGGCCTATGATATCAGGGAACGATATGACCTTGGCATGGCCGACAAACAACGTCTTGTTCGAATGTTTAACGAGAGCGCCACGATTCGAAAGTTGCCGCCTCTGCGTGACGCAATTAAGTATGTAAAGAAATTGCATGAAGAGCATGGGTATGTCTTTCATGTCATCACCTCTCAGACAAATGATGAATACGCCCAACACTTGCGAATCAAAAACCTTTGCGAATTGTTTGGTCCTTCAGTTTTTGAGAAATATGTGTTTCTAGATACCGGCGCCGACAAAAATGATGCTCTGACTGAATACGCAGGCACATACTGTTACTGGTTAGAAGACAAAATACAGAATGCTTACGTAGGTCAAAGTTTTGGCTTAGAATCTTTGTTGATGGATCATCCATTCAATAAATGGGCACCAAATCTTGAAGACCGTCGAGTGAAAAACTGGAAAGAAATTTACGAACGAATTACTGGAGTAGAATAATGAATGAAATGTTGAATGATCTTTTGAGTCAAGGTGTAGTTTATGTTCTTTTTGAGAAGTTAAACGGTGATATGCGTGAAATGCGTTGTACTACCGCGGTTGATTTGATTCCAGAGGCCTCACGACCGAGTGAAGGTTCTACACGTAAGGCCTCAGAAGATACCCGTACAGTTTTTGATGTTGATATTCAGCAATGGCGCTCGTTTCGTTGGAACTCCGTCAAGGATTACGAATTGGTGGAGTATAAATAGAACGTTAATGATTCAACTAACGAGGATTTGAAAATGCCTTTATCTTTAACTGTACAGGTGCCGGAAGGTACAACACAAGTACAACTTACTGGTCCTTTCTGGATGTGGGAACCTAATGGTGGTCCTGTCGCTGTTGATAACGGCGATGGAACTTGGACTGCAACCGTTGATCCTACTCCTGAAGTATCGATGCAATATTTGTGGGTATGTAACGGTGTACAAGAAAATTTGATTGGTCAAAAAACACCGGTCACTGACGGTCGAAACTACGCAAATCGCATTTGGCGGCCGACTGAAGGAACTGAAGGACTGTCAACAGATATTTACGATGAGTATACTGGAGTAACTTGGGTACCTGTTGAAGATCCTGTGGATGCTGAAGCAAAAGCACAGGCCGCTGTTGAACGATCAGCTGCAATTTTAGACATGCAGAAGTCTCAACAACGAATGAAGATGCTTGAACAGGCCGAACGACTTATCAACCAGAACAACTCTGAGTATGCACGTGCCGCTGATCCAGAAACTTGCACACTGTGTTATATTCCAGTTACACTTGCAAACGTAAAAGCGAAAGCAGATGAATTGATGTTGTATGTTAATTCGGTTGATGTAGATCCTGTAACGCTTGATGCTTTGCCTGATCCTGATCCAAACGCAGATGTTGCGGAAGATCAGACGCCTACGGTAGAAGCTGGACCGACTGAAGAAGAATTAGAAGCGGCCGCGGCTGAAGAAGCTGCAGCGGCAGATGCTGCAAGTGATGAAGTTGTTGTAGATGACACTTCTGACACCGGCGGCACCGGTCTGGCCGATGATGGCGAACCTTCTGCCAACACACCATAATTCGTTGATACATTACAAATAGGAAGTGCGGACGCGGGTTCGAATCCCGCCGCCTCCACCAAAAGTAGTCTTATCACTGTTGACCGGTCCAGTCGCTCTGAGAAGGCATCACTGCGCTGAGACTACTTTTGATGGGGGCGTTACGGAATCGACGGGCAACCGAAAGTAATGTGGAGAATCAGACGATGAACGCCGTCTGCAAAAACAGGGTTCAAATCAATAGTTGCAAACGATGACAACTACTTCGGAGACGTAGCACTCGCTGCTTAATCCCCGCGGGGCGGCCACTGCCTTGTTATCCAAGTGTGGCGTTTTTATTATGAAAGTAATAAACGAGGAGGCGCTTATGTTTAAGCGAATGCTTGCGGTAATACTTTGTATGTTTTCAGTTGAAAGTTTTTCGTCTGAGAATTTTGAGTCAGAGATTATGTGTCTTGCGACAAATGTATATCATGAAGCAAGAGGTGAGGATTTCGTAGGTCAAGTTGCTGTTGCACATGTTACAATGAATCGTGTGAACAGCAAAAGATTTCCCGATAGTGTTTGTGGCGTTGTATATCAGGCAAGATATAGTGAGTGGTGGAAGAAACACCACAATAAAAATGTTCCTGTGAAGAATCAATGTCAATTTAGTTGGTACTGTGACGGCCGATCAGACGCAGTAAATGATACAGAACTTTTTCATGAATTATTAATACTGGCTATTCAGGTCTACCATAAAATGATACCTGACAATACCGATGGTTCTCTGTTCTATCATTCACGCCGTGTCGAACCATATTGGGCTTCTAGTTACAATCAGTACGCTCACATAGGTAATCATATTTTTTATAATGAAAAATAAAAAACATAGTCTTGCTCTTGTTGCTATTTTCAAAAACGAGGCCGACATTTTAGAAGAATTTATCGATCATCACCTTTGGCAGGGTGTTGATCGTTTTTATTTGACCAACAATAACAGTGAAGATGATTATCAATCTGTCATTGACAAATACAAAAAATATGTTACACTGTTTCAGAACAACAGCAAATCTTTTGATATCAAAGATACAGAACCAGATATTCAAGGTGTTCAACTAGACGAATACAATCTGGCAATCAAAAGAGTCGAGGAAGACTGGACACTAGTATGCGATTTGGATGAATTCTTTTACACAAGAAAAGGAATGACATTCGATAAAATTTTTGATCAGATGGATGATGAAGAATGCTCGCAACTTGTAATACCACAGAAGTCTTTTAACTCAAACGGACTGGCGACTCAACCCAAGTCTTTACGTAAAAGTTTTTGTTCAAGGAGAATACAAAAAATTAGATCGTATTTTTCAATACACAAATCTATAGTTAGAACTAAACATTGGAAAAAAGCGGCAATCACCGCACAACAAATTGAACAAGGTTATACTGTCCTGTCGGACCTAGATTTCGCTGGCAAAACAACTTGGTTCACCAGAAATCCGTACTTTCACGCTCTGTTCCTTTCTGACAATTTAGAACGTGAACCGGATAGAAATATGATACGTACATGGGAAGGCATTTCTAACTATCGATATCTTGAGGAAGATTTTTTTGAGAAATGTTTTGTGACTTCAAATCACTATATGTGCCAGAGTTACGCTAGATGGCGCAAGAATAAAATGTTGAAAGGTTGGGCCGTCAAACCTAGTGTTGGCAGCGACATCCATACAAAAGATAGTTATTACGTCAACAGATGGAATAGTTTGCATGTTGCAGGACGCGATAAGGATCGACTAAATAAAAGAGGTGCATTACAGATGCATCCACATGTCGATTGGTGTATAAACGATTACGAATTAAAAAATTTGGTGGAAGATCATGAGCGGCAAGGGAAGTAAACCAAGGCCATATTCGGTTGATAATAAAACCTTTGGTGATAATTGGGATAGAATTTTTTCAAAACGATGTTCAGTATGCGGTGAAGTGTTACCTAGCGCACCTGTGTGTGCCTCGGTACGTGATCAAGCTGATCGGTGTCCTTTACGAATGACAACCGAGGAACAGAACAATGTCGGAGACAGATTCACGTAATGAAGTAGAATTAGACTTAGAAAAATATGATAGTCTGATCAATGACCTTCATGATAAAGAGAAAGAAATTGCTCGACTGAGAGCAGACGCAGTGGCTCAGAAAAAGTCTATTGAGCCAAAAAAGAACAGAAGGGTGTTGGACATCTTTTTAGATGACAACGATGTAAACGAAAAGGCGATTGTAGGTTTTGCATCATTCGCCATGATGGTTTCGTTTGGTGTGGTTGACTTGGTAACAGGTTGGTTAGGCCAAGATTTCGCTATATCTGATACAATATATACATCCTTTGTAGTAGTCACACTTGGATGTTTTGGTATCAGTGAGGCTGGTAAAGCATTCAGTAAACAATAAAGTTGGGAGAACGTGATGTCAGAAGAGATTATGGAAGTAGAAGAACAAGATGATGGTTGGGAACCAAATCTTGAAGATGCACTTGAATCAACGTATGTGATACGAGATTTTCTTTTTCACTATATTCAGACAGCTGCGGCTGAAGAACAAGATGAAATAGTGAATGAACTCTCGGAACTTGACAATCGGTTGCACATAGTGTTATACTTCCTTGAAAAGGAAAACCAAAAACTTAATCATGGAGATGATGAAAATGAAAAAGAGGACTTACTCGGCGGAGACGGTTAAATCTCTACAAGGTTCTGTTCAAATTGAACACACGCTTGCGAAACTGGGGGCAAGCAAGCTGCGTAAACTCTTTGAAGAAAACGACTACATCAACACATTTGGTGCGTATAATGGACAACAGGCTGTTCAACATGCTAAGGCCGGTCTCAAGGCGATATACCTTTCAGGATGGCAAGTCGCAGCTGCACATAACACTGCAATGGAAGTCTATCCGGATCAGTCTTTGTATCCTGTTAATTCTGTACCTGATGTGGTTCGTAGTATCAACAATGCATTTAGGCGTCAAGACCAAATCTCTGTCGCAAACGGAGAAGGAGGCTTTCCATTTCTGCCTATCATCGCAGATGCAGAAGCTGGATTTGGAGGAGTCTTAAATGCTTATGAACTGGCAAGAAATCTTATTGAGGCGGGTGCGGCCGCTGTTCACTTTGAAGATCAACTTTCTTCAGAAAAAAAGTGTGGACATTTGGGCGGAAAGGTTCTTATCCCTACTTCTCAAGCCATACGTAATCTTAACGCTGCTCGTCTTGCTTCTGATGTGGCTGGGACCGACACCGTTATTATTGCTCGCACTGATGCCGAAAGCGCTAAACTCATGGTCGGCAACACAGACATCATCGATAAGAAATACGTCAAGTACTATGGTGCCCAAGGAAGCGCAAGAATTCCCGGCAAAACTTCTGACGGATTCTATCAAATCGAAGAAGGAAAAGGCCTAGACTTTGGTTGTGAGCGTGGCGCTGCATATGCAGAGTATGCTGATCTAGTCTGGTGCGAAACTTCCAAACCTTGTCTCAAAGAAGCGAAACGATTTGCTGACGCGGTACGTGGTTCTGTGCCTGACGCAATGCTCGCCTATAATTGTTCACCGTCATTTAACTGGCGCAAGTCAATTCCAGGTGATGCAGAACTCGCATCCTTCCAGCGTGATTTGGCTAAGTTAGGATTTAAGTTTCAGTTTATTACACTTGGGGGATTTCATTCCACTAATCATGCAGTATTCCAATTTGCTAAAGAATATAAAAACTTTGGTATGCTGGCTTACAGCCGTCTACAAGAAGCCGAGTTTGCGGCAGAAACAGATGGTTATACAAGCACTAGACACCAAGCGGAGGTCGGAGTTGGATACTTTGATAAAATCAGTGCGGCGTTGGGTTCAACGTCAACGCAAGCGCTGGCAGACTCAACAGAAGCAGAGCAATTCTAATATTTGTGTATGGGATTTAGAAAATGAAGGTTAATACAGCGGACAAAATTTTTGATCTTGAAAACGACATCATGAACTGTTGGAACGTGACCGAAGATATTAATACTGTCACCGAACATTTCTATGACAGTGAAGAGTGGAAAGACATGGATCCTAAACTTTCCGATGCTCTTGCAAATAAATATTTTGGAATCAAAGAACTGTATGATGTTAAATTTCAAAAGTTGTTTAAAACTTTTGAAGCAGTATGCAAGGAATATCATCAAATGCGAAGAGGTAATAATGAAGGATAAACTACTTCAAGCGGTGAGAACTAAACACGCCGCGAAAATGGTCGAAGCACTTGTCAACATTGAGGTCTATGAAAACTCCGTGGGCATCGGTGAACATCCGGATCTAGTCGGCGCAGTCGAAGAACAAGTAGACAAGTATGTACATGCACTTGAAATGGTCGAAGGCGTAGATAGAATTTTGAGTGAAAACGGTGATCACTCCAGGTAAAGTTAATAAATTTCAACGCAGTTTCGGAACAATACAAACAACGCAACATCTCTTTATGCAGTATTGTTCCGGTGAAATGGCCAAGACCGATTCTGATCAGAGAATTCTTTTCAGAGAAGATACGGCTTTGCCTTTTGACCTGTGTTGCATGAGTTTAGACATCATACACTCATTTAACATTCAATCAGTTTGCGACATGGGCGCTGGCTTCAGCACAATTTTGTTGAATAGAGAAAAACAACTTGATGTTCTGCATACAGTTGAATCGAAATCTACGATACTAAGCAGAATTCAATTTTATGTTGATCGTTTTACCGCTCCTCATGGAAGAAATGTAAAACACGAATTTTTTCAGTTGCAAGATTGGAAAGAAAAAGAGTACAAATATCAGTTTGTTCTTTATGATTTATTTTTCCACCGCAAAGACAAACCAAACGAACTTGAAACTGTTATTCAAAGAACAATCGATGGCGGTTATATTTGTATCAATGATGTCGCTTTTGAAAACATGGATTTTTTCGACACACACGCCGGCGACTTGGCAAAGTGGCGAGATGAGTTTCATCGTTTAGTCAAGAAACATAAACTTATGAAAGTGGCCGTCTCAAACGTTGACAGATTCGGTCGTTATGGTATAATTTTCCAAAAGCCTTATGAAGATTTCGGATAAAATTTTTCTTTATCTTTTTTATTTTTTGATTTTTTTCTTTTTGATGCATGTTGTACCTAAAGAGTCACATGCAAATGAGGGAAAAATATTTCAACAAGATGAAGAGAGATGTGAACAACTAGTGCAGGACAATTGGCCGACGAAAAGAATTGAACTTGCCCAAGAACGCACCGGTAAAACAGCTAGACCCATGGCGTTGAGGTGTTATGAACCGGCCTGTAAAAAACCTTTTTCGTGGTTTTTATACGAGGTTCGCTACATCAATGGTGAAGTTGCAAAAGTTAATTGCAGCGTCAAAGATGGAGACGAACCTCGACTAGATAGATATAACGATCAGAACAGGTTTACACCGCCCGAATAGCTTCTATCTCGCACAATTTGTTTTGATTAAATCTAATCGTTCGACCAGTTTTGAGAACTTTTCCGCGTACGGTAAATTCTTTGATCTCTGTGTGATTAATCTGACAGGTAGTTTCAACAACCCAATCGTTGCCGAATTTATCTGAGACATATACTGCGTTGTTTACAACACGTATAATTGGTTCCAGAGTCCTGGTGGGAATAACACCTGCCTGTGCAATGGCAGGTACAAGCAATAATGCTAGTATTAGTTTTTTCATGGGATTTCTCCTTTCTGTCATCACGACAGTACTATCGCCTCACGGCGTGTTAATGTTACAGAATTGTTACAATTCTTATTAATATATAGGCGTTATGATTTTTAGAGATAAAGAACAGTGGATTATTGACAAAAAACCTTTCTGGGGAAGAGTGGTTTTTCAGAAGACTTTGAACTGGAATAATGTCATTGAATGGATGAATGTTACTCCTAAAGAAAAACTTCATTTTGAACCTAAGTGGAATCAAATTCAACTACGAGATTTTCACAAAAACCCGAAACAACCTGCAATATCGAAAGTTATAATTAGTGAACTCACTCAGGTTTTTTATAGAAACAAAATCACTAATCTGGCTTTCATTGGTCTTGGGAAAGAGTCAGAAAGTTTTGGTTATCACGCTGACGGTATGGATGTGTTTTTGGTGCAGATTTTATCTGACATGTCAGTGAAAGTAGAAGGTTATGATACAAAGGATTTCATTGTCGGTGATTGTGTTTACATTCCTAGAGGAACACACCACAAGATAATGCCTTATCTGTCAAGAGTAACATTTTCTTTTGGTATAGAAGGCGAGATTGATCCGTCTACGTATATCAAAACGTATAAATAGATTCGCTGATTCCTTGGGAAAGGGTCAGCAATATCTCTACGCCGATGGTCGGGTAGAGTTTAACAACAACCTTGCTTTTAAATAAGGAGGCCGTTATGGTATCTAAAGCATTTTCTTTTCCACGTTCGCACTTCATTGGATTTGACCACGTATGGTCGGAGATTGAACGCCTTTCAGACATGGCCGACAATAAGTTGTACCCTCCGCACAACGTTGTCAAAAAAGATGAGACACATTTTTCAGTTGAACTTGCACTTGCTGGTTACACCAAGGAAGCATTGACTGTTGAAGTCAAAGATGGCATCCTCGTAATCGCCGGCGGTAAGACTGAGGAAGGAGAAGGTGAACGTGAGTATCTCCACCGTGGTATTTCTGCAAAGAAATTCACAAGAACCTTTAGACTGTCTGAACACGTTGTTGTAGATGGAGCTGACTTCAAAGATGGATTACTGGTCATAGACCTGAGAGTAGAAATTCCAGAAGAAAAGCGTCCTCGTACTATCCCAATTGGAACTACGGATAAACAACTACTAACAGAGGACTAAGATGAAACGTCTGGCAATCGTTGCCATTTGTTTTTTCTCTTCATTCGCTAGTGCTACTGAGATCGAGGAAGTTGTCGTAAAGGCGAGACAAATTAAAATCGTCTTTGAGAAACTTGCCGATAAGCATCGTCAGGATCCCAAAACGGGAGACTGGTACTATTGTAGTACTCAATGTGCGGACCTTGAAAAAAAGACGCAGTGGTTTGCTGTCTACAAGGGTGAGGAAAACAAATAGGGAACAAGGTAAGGGGGCTTCGGCCCCCTTTTTAGGAGATACAGATGAACGAAAAGGAATTAGAAGATTGGGTTAATAAAAACCCAGCACTTGCAAACGCAGTAATACCATGTTGCATTGTTTTTGGCGCAGTAACCTTACAAGTAGCGTCAATCGCTCTCATTTCATGGATGTTGTATATACACTCGTTTTAAACTACGCCAGTTTCAAATGCAGTCAAAGCAATTTTTTTGTCGGTGGTAAAAAGAATCAGACAACCGCGTGAATCAAAGACTCTAAACTGTAACACATGATCTTTGGTCCACTCGGTTTCTAGTCTCATACCTTTTCCATGCGAGACATCAAACGCTCCGCGCGGTTTGTGACTTGTCGATACCATCTTGAATCTCTGCCCTCTTTTGCGGCTTCTTTCCAGTCGCCTTCTAGGATGGCAGCATTCATTTTTTTAAATTTACTCAGGCGTGGCCTGCCCATGTTGAACATCATATTAACCAGGATCTGCTGGATTTCGTCTGGTAGGTTGTCAAATGTCCCTCTTTCGTATAGAGCGTGACACTCTCGGATGGCAATGTCAAGGTCTGCTTCGAAACACTCCTTAACTCTTTCTTCCGAGATTCTAGTACCGACTGGCCGTCCGTACTCGTCGTCACTTTCGACGATAAGGTGACCAACTCCAAACGTGGGGTAACCGAGGTGATCTGTATAGATGACATACTCAACTCCTTCATCTATCTTTAACTGTTCGTATACTGCTTCTCTATTCATCTATGATCACTCGTTGTCGTTTATTTTTAATTGTAATTCTTCAATTTTGGCCGCCAACTTATCAAATTCTTGTTCGTGGCGTTCCATCTTCCTTTCTATATATGTTAAACGGATATTCTGTTCTGCGTCATCTGGTAGTGAGCCTAACTCTCCGCGAGGCCACTTGATGCGAAATTCGCTGTTCATGCCGATTTCGGCATTTGTAATACTAGTCTCTCTTTCGATTTGACTAATACGTGATTCTATGTTAAAGTACGCCAATGTAGCCATCGAAATTCCGACTAACAGCGCTATAAGATTTCTCAAAGGAATAACTACGTTAGAATCCTCATTGACTCTGAAATCTTGATCTGACATTTGTTTTCTCCTGTAGAAAATGATTGACATTATGATCAAAAAATACTATAATGACCAATATTCTATACAACCAGTCTAATCAGGTAATCTATGGATTTTTACACACACTTTCAACAGATCGGCAACCAAATTTATGTGCGTGGTTTTGATGGCGATGAAAGAGTGCAACGTAAGTATAATTACGAACCATTTCTATTTATTCAAAACAGCTGTCAAAAAAGTGACTACCGAGACATAAAAGGTAATCCAGTCACTAAAAAATATTTCGATAAAATTTCTGACGCACGTGCCTTTCTGAAAGAATATGAAGGTATTGATGGTGTCAACATCTTTGGTTATGAAAGATGGGCATATGTGTTTGCGTATGAAAACTTTAAGAACATGGAGCCTGACACATCGAAAATCAACGTTGTCTATTTAGATATTGAGGTTGCGTCTGACGATGGTTTCCCAGAACCAGACAAGGCCGAGAAGGAAGTTACTGCGATTACACTCAAACGAAGAGACATGACCATTGTTCTTGGTTGTGGTGATTTCGAACATGACAATCCGAACTTATACTATCTGAAGTGTAAGAACGAACTTGATCTACTGCAAAAATTTCTGAAGTGTTGGGAAAATCTTGACGTTGATGTGATCTCTGGCTGGAACACCGAGTTTTTCGATATACCCTATCTTGTCAATCGTATCACTAAACTAATCAGTGAAGAGTCGGCCAAACGACTCTCGCCTTGGGGCATGTTGCGTGAGTACAGTGTTAACCAAGGCATCAAGTCTCAAGGTGCATATGAAGTTGTCGGTGTCTCACACCTTGACTATCTGGCCGTGTATCGTAAATTCTGCTTGGCGCCGAGAGAATCGTATCGTCTTGACTACATCTGTGAGTTTGAACTAGGCGAGAAAAAACTTGATTACTCAGAACACGGCAATCTGCACACACTTCACAAAGAAAACTATCAAAAATTTATTGAATATAATATTCGTGACGTTGATCTCGTACAGAAACTTGAAGAGCGTCTCGGTTATATGGACGTAATCTTTGCCTTGACGTATGACTCTGGTTGCAATCATAACGATGGTCTTTCTACTCTGACAATCTGGGATACAATCATTCACAACTATCTTATGGATCAAAACATCGTCATACCGACAAAGAAAGTGAATCGACAAGAAAACACTATCGTTGGCGGTTTCGTAAAAGATCCGATTGTTGGTATGCATGAGTGGATTATGTCGTTCGATTTGAACTCTCTGTACCCGCACCTGATTATGCAGTACAACATTTCACCCGATACTTGGGTGACAGAAGTACCTGATGCCTGTTATGAGGCCGTTGCGAAGGCGAGTGTTGATAGTCTGTTGAACCGCGAGGTCAACACAGATGCGTTGCGGAATCACAATCTGACAATGACTGCGAACGGTCAACTATATCGAACCGACAAACGCGGATTCTTGGCAGACCTGATGAAAAAAATGTATGATGGTCGTGTGAGTTACAAAAAGAAAATGCTCGCGGCCAAACAAGAATATGAAAAGAATCCCTCGCCTGAGTTAGACAAACAGATAACACGTGCTCACAACATGCAGTATGCGTTGAAGATTCTTTTGAACTCTGCCTATGGTGCCGTTGCCAATCAATACTTCCGTTGGTTCGAACAAAAGAATGCTGAAGCAGTCACAACATCTGGCCAGTTATCGATTCGTTGGATCGAAGAAGCAGTCAACAAATATATGAACAAGATTTTAGGCACCGACGATGATTATGTTGTCGCTGTCGATACTGATTCTGTTTATATTAACTTTGGTCCCATGGTCGAACGAATTAAACCAGAACGACCAATTGACTTTCTTGCGAAAGTTGCCAGTGAAAAGATCGAACCTTTCATTGACAAGTCTTATCTTGAACTCAAAGAGTATACGAATGCTTATGAACAGAAGATGATCATGAAACGTGAGAACATTGGCGACAAGGCCATCTGGACTGCGAAGAAGCGATACATCATGAATGTCTGGGATTCTGAAGGTGTTCGATACAACGAACCCAAATTGAAGATGATGGGTATCGAAGCGATTCGATCATCTACACCTGCGGCCTGCCGAGAGTATATTAAAGAAACCTTGAAGTTGGTCATGGCGACAGATGAATCGACTGTACAGAAATATATCGCGGATATTCGGCAAGAATTTGAGACACTGCCCTTTGAAAAGATTGCATTTCCTCGCGGTGTGAATCTTGTAGGCAAACAAACCGATCAGTCTACAGGCAAGTCGGTCACTGTAAGTTATGCAGATAAAGACACAATTTATCGTAAAGGCACACCAATTCAAGTCAAAGCGGTGTTATTATACAATTATTTCTTGAATAAATATGGACTCAACAAGAAATATGAAGAAATAAAAGACGGCGAGAAAATCAAATTCTGTTATCTCAAGATGCCTAATCCTATTCATGACAAAGTGATTGCATGTATACAGGAACTTCCACCCGAATTTAAGTTGAATGATTACATTGATTACGAACTGCAATTCGTCAAAGGGTATCTTGATCCTATTAACGTGATTCTAAACGCCGTTGGTTGGGAACACGAAAAAACAAATACACTTGAGGACTTTTTTGCATGAGATGGTTTTCTAAAATGTTAGAGAGAGATGTTGCTGAGAATCCCGTCGATAGAGTTATCACGGAGAAAGGTCAACATCCAGAAGTAAACAAAGTATACGAAGCAAGGTGGGTTTGGTATCACACGATTTTAGCCGTAGAAATATTTTTCACTAATATTCTACTAATCGCAATCTTACTAGCGGTGTTACTAAAATGACAGAAGATAAACAAGCACTAAACTTAGGAGATTTTGACTTTGGTTTTTCATTGGTAGATGCCGATGAATTAGATGAGGTCAAAGAATTAAAAACACAGGTCGCAGAAACAACCTCAAGCGTTGATGGTCTGGCCGGCGACCTACAAGAAGCACAAGCACTCGCTGCTGCATGGGAAGAACAGACTGATCAGTGGCGACAGAAAGCAAACGTTATCTATAAAGCAATTCAACCTCTACTTGACAATCTCTCCGTTGACCCCGACAAAGAATACATTTTCTGGCCGGGTGATGAACGTGTCGCAAAGATTAATGCGTTCAAATTAAAACTTACACAAATCTTGGAGGACTAAATGCAAGAGTATCGTGCCATAAGCCTGCTGGCTTTGGTGTCTGGACTTGCTTTGTCATGTGTCGCAGGTTATTTTTCAGTAATAGGTCTGGCAACAATTTTTGCAGGCGCCTTCTGGTCTGTTGTCGTAATGGCAGGAACCTTAGAGGCATCTAAACTAGTCGCAGCGTCTTGGATTTACAGATGTTGGGGCATTGCACCATTTGTTATTAGAACATATATGGTGTTAGCAGTCGTTGTACTAATATTGATTACATCAATGGGTATCTTTGGTTATCTATCGAAGGCGCACGTTGATCAAACAGTGATGGAAGGAGGAAATAATGAAATTAGAATTGAATCGTTACAACGCAGAATCGATAGACAGAATGATATCATCGACGATTCGCAACTCGTTCTCGGTCAACTTGATGAGGCAGTTTCCATTCTTCAGGAATACGACAGAATACGGGGACCAGAAGGTGCGATTGCAGTTAGGGCGTCTCAATCCGAAGAAAGGTCGGCGCTCAACGAGACAATCAATGCGGCGTATGATACTATCGAAGAAATTAACGAAGAACTTCTCCCTCTCCGAAGACAGGCGATTGAACTTGAAGCGGAGATTGGGCCGTTAAAATACATAGCGGAGTTAATCTATGGTAACATGGCTGAAGACTATTTCGATACAGCTGTTCGCTGGATTATTATCATCCTTGTGGTGGTTTTCGATCCTCTGGCTGTGTGTCTTCTTCTTGCGGGAAATGTCGGGTTGACATACCGTGGAGATAGACCAATTAAAATGATGACAGAGAACGAAGTAATGAGAAATGTTCCTCTAGCATCATCGTCTACGGACGGACATAACCTATCGTGAGTGAGTCTTTTATTCTTTCGTCAAAAGTTGATGAACAATTATGTGATCTTTTGAGGGATCAGTTTGATCAAGAAAGACGCAATTATGATCGAGCCAGAGAGTATGAAAGAATGAGCTCAACGAAACTTGATCCGATTATCCGACATGCATATGAATCTGCGCTTGCGGCATCACTACAAGAATACTATGACACCTATTATTGGTGTGAAAAGTGGTCTACCGAAATTGAAATTTGGCCTTGGAATGTACAAAGGTATAGACCTGGTCATGCATACCGTAACTGGCACATCGAAGATAGTGGACCTTGTGACGCAAAACCCTTGCGTAAATTGGTGTTCATGACTTATCTAAACACAGTGACAGATGGCGGTGAGACAGAGTTTATGTCGCAAGGTTTAAAATTTATGCCTCGCAAAGGATTGACATTGATTTGGCCTGCAATATGGACCCATCCTCACCGCGGCGTTGTTTCGCCGACACAAACGAAGTATATTGCCACTGGTTGGTGGATGTATAAGGACAGCGTACAGTCGAGAAAATAAAATGGTTTTAAGTGATACGAAGAAACTTCTGTTTCTGAGAGTATGTAAAAATGCGTCTACAAGTTTGGCTGGTTGGTTTGTGACAAACGCTTGTAACAGAAACAATCCGCGAGATAAGTGGACAGCAATACCTGATTTCCGTATGCCTGATCAAAATGTGCCACAATCTTTTTTGCAAAAATATTCCTATCATTTTCAATGTCACCATATGACACTGCAAGGTCTCATTGATGAAAAAATTGTCACAGAAAAACAACTTGAAGATATGGATATTATTGGTGTAATCAGAAATCCTTTTGATAGACAGATAAGTTTGTTCAAGTGGCTCTATCGCAATGTTGGTGATACTGGTCCGGGTCCTGTAGAAGAGGCCGGTGATGTTACCGCTTTTAGATATCGATTTAGAGAAGGCAAACATCACTCAGATATTAACAACGAGGTTGTTCAGGCCGACTATTTTAAATTGAACGGCGAGATACATCCTAACTGCAAAATATGGTTATGGGAAGATGTCAGATCACAACAAGAAAAATTGATGAAAGAAAAAAATATTGTGGAGAGATATCCGCTATTGAGATCAAAAGTGTCTAATCGAACAAGAAATAGGCAAGAATTCGAAAGATATTATGATGACAAAACTATGAGAGCGGTCAGAGAATATTTTGATGAAGATTTTAAACTAATACAAAAATTGAAATTGACAAAGTGACTTATATATGATACATTATACGTGTAAATGACCATTATGGGAGACATATTGAATGAGCATTCTCGCTAAACTGAAAAGCAACACTACAATCAAAGAATCCGACATTCTCGCAGATTCAAAATTCTTTACGAAGAAAGATATGATTCCCACGGAAATTCCTGTGGTCAATCTTGCGTTGTCTGGTCGACTTGATGGTGGTTTAACACCTGGTCTCACCATGTGGGCAGGTCCTTCTAAACACTTCAAAACTGCCTTCAGTTTGTTGATGGCTAAGGCATACCTAAAAAAATATGAAGATGCTGCGTTACTTTTTTACGACTCCGAATTCGGTACTCCGCAAAGTTATTTTACTAGTTTTGATATTCCCATGGACCGTGTTCTTCATACTCCTGTCACAGATGTTGAGCAACTCAAGTTTGACGTAATGAAACAACTCAGTGAGATTGAATCTGGCGACAAGGTAATTATCATCATCGATTCAATCGGTAACCTTGCTTCGAAGAAAGAGGTCGAAGACGCGCTTGATGGTAAGTCTGTTGCTGACATGTCACGTGCGAAACAAATGAAGTCTCTGTTCCGTATGGTGACTCCTCATCTGACAATGAAAGACATTCCCATGGTTGTAGTGAATCACACCTACAAAGAAATCGGAATGTTCCCGAAAGATATCGTAGGCGGCGGTACAGGCTCTTACTATTCTGCTGACAATATCTATATCATAGGCCGTCAACAAGAAAAAGAAGGTAAAGACGTAGTTGGTTACAATTTTATTATCAACGTAGAAAAGTCTCGACACGTGCGAGAGAAGGCCAAAATTCCTGTCACAGTAACGCATGAAGGCGGCATCTCTCGTTGGTCTGGCCTTCTTGAGATTGCACTTGAAAGTGGATTCGTTGTCAAACCATCAAACGGCTGGTACTCTCGTATTGACGCTGAGACCGGCGAAGTTGAAGACAAAAAGTTTAGAGCAAAAGATACTGACAGCGGTGAATTCTGGATGCCTGTCGTAACAAATCCTAAATTCACCGAGTGGGTCAACAGTAGATATCAAGTTGCTCATGAGTCTATTATCAAAGATAACGAAATCGATGAATTCTTGGGAAGCGCTTAACTAAATGATATTAAATCATGGTGATGCTCAATACGCGGCAAATATTTTTAAAGATTTTTTTGCCAACTTTGAACGTATTGATGACTACATGCGAGCAGTGAAGATGGAGAGGGTGTCTCAGATGTCGCCTTCTCTACCTGGTTTTGGTCCTGAGACTGACATGTTCGACAAGTTTGATATGCACCCAGAAGACATGGAAATTGTTCTCTGTGATGCACGCCAGTCTGACTTCATGACTTATATGGAACTTGTAACGTCTGCGCCTGTTGAGTCTAGTATTCCCGGTAAACAGATGTTGCAGTTTGTAAAAGAAAAGAATACTGGCCTGTTACTTGGCATGATTCGTTTCGGATCACCGACTATCAATTCAAAACCTCGTAACGACTGGTTGGGAAAACCTCTCGACACGATGAACGCTGACATTATGAAGCGATTCAACAATTCAGCGATCATGGGTTTCAACATTGTACCTACACAACCTTTCGGGTTCAATTATCTTGGTGGTAAACTGTTAGCAGCGATTTGTTGTACTCATGAGATACGTGAGAAACTAAACGCCAAGTATGATGCGAATGTGTGCATGTTTGAAACGACCTCGTTATACGGTTCATCGAAGGCCGCATCACAATATGATGGCATGAGGCCATTTCTGCGATTCAATGGTTTGACTGATTCTAATTTTGCGCCGTTGATTAATGACACGACCTTCCGCAGTTTGAACGATTGGTTCACCGAACGCAACGGTGAACCGCTTGTACCGTCTGATGCGTCTTCACGCAAACTGAAGACACAGACCAAGATGGTATCAATAATCAAAAAATCACTGAAAGAACACAGTGAAACAGAATACGAAAATTTTTGTAAAATATTTAAAGATGCTTTAGACTTGACTGAACGAAAAAGGTCCTTCTACTGCACTTATGGTTTTGACAATGTTCCTCAGTATCTAAATATGGAGACTGATGAACTAGTCAGAAAAGATAACTTTGACCGTTTCTATCTTGAGTCGATCTTAGATTGGTGGCGCAAGAAGGCCGGCAAACGTTATGAGTCTCTTAAATCTGAGGGACGAATTAGAACTGTCGTTGAGACTTGGAATAATAACGCCGAGGACATCGACATTATACGATAACTCAATGAATGTAGCCTCGGTTTGAGGTACATTTCAAAGGAGAAAAATATGTTAGTAGAAATACACGATCCGCAGGATACACTTACGCAGTATAAAGTGATTCAATCGCCTGGAGCATCATGGCGAGAAACCATCCTCCTCGATCCAGAAGATGTCTATGTACCGAAGAATGACACTGAAGGGTCCTTCAACAACCTAGTCCGTTTCAAGCAGGACACAGGTCACATTAACAAACTCGCTGAAAGTCTACAGAACGGTTGTGATAACACACAACACCCGCCAGTCGTGGTGCGTCTGAAGAAGCCTAAGTTAGTCAACGGTAAAATGTACAGTTATGAACTGATCTGTGGTTTTCACCGAATGGCTGCAATGAAGAAGGCGTGGATTTTAAACTGGCCTTTTGCTGTTTACGAATTTGAGGATGACCTCGCAGTGATTCGTTTCCAGAAAGTTGAGAACAACCACGTACTGACTCGACAAGCGACTGCTGATGATCTCGCCAATACACTCGCCTACATGGTGAATCGTGGTTGGCTTGAAAACACAGAAGCTGATATGGAAACTGAATTGAGTGATATGACAAACATCCATCACTCCACAAAGTCTGCCGCAATTCGAAAAGCAATTCGAATGACTGGTGCATATCAAGACTTTATCACCTACACTTTCCAAGATGTTGTTGAGTTTCTGGGTCTTCACTCAAACTACGATGATGATCGGCCAATGTATTCATACAAAGGTATGATTGATGCATCACGTGATGCACACGGTTGGTCTGTCCTTGAAGGATACGAGAGTGAGTTTTTGATGAATGCAATCAACTCATTCAACGACACTGGTAAGGAAAGTTATTTCATCTGCCACACAAAGAGTCCGACTGAAGAACGTGACCTTTACGAGAAGCGTAACAAAATGAAAGATACCTTCTCAGAGCTTGAAAATGCTCTTGATAAAGTGTTACAATACCGACAAGAGAAAGGAAGATATCCTTGGCAAGTAGAAGCATTTCTTCCTCAAAACAACCTTGAAGGTGAAAACGGATTCGTTGAGGCAAATTGATGATTACAACAGAAAAACTTATTCTGTCTAATCTAATCTACAATGAGAGTTATATCAGAAACATTCTACCTTTCTTAAAGGAAGAATATTTTACCACACGGTCTGACCGTGTGGTACTCTCATTGATCTCTGATTATTTCGAAAAGTACAATTCTACGCCAAGTGCTGAAGCACTGACAATTGAATTGAACAACTCAAATATATCTCAGGGTGATTTCGATGAAGCAACAGAATTTCTAACACAGTTAAACGGTGATGCGGCCGAATATGACTGGCTGATGCAGACAACCGAAAAGTTTTGTCAAGACAAAGCAATCTATAATGCAATCATGGAATCGATACAAGTTATCGAAGGCAAGTCTGAAAAAGACAAAGGCTCACTGCCTACAATCTTGCAAGAAGCACTTGGTGTTTCCTTTGATACAAACATTGGTCATGATTTCTTAGAAGACTTTGAAGAACGATATGATTTTTATCATAAAAAAGTTGAACGTATTCCGTTTGATCTCGACTATCTCAATCGCATTACAAGAGATGGTGTTCCCCGAAAAACATTAAATGTTATTCTCGCAGGCACCGGTGTCGGTAAGACATTGATGATGTGTCACTTTGCGGCCAACAATATGATGCAAGGCAAGAATGTTCTATACATCACTCTTGAGATGGCTGAAGAACGCATTGCTGAACGTATCGATGCCAACTTGATGAATGTGCCTCTGGCTGATCTTGAAACTTATCCTAAAGAAACGTACAACAAAAAACTTGAACGTATCAAAGGTAAGACGACCGGCAAATTAATTGTTAAAGAATATCCGACAGCAAGTGTCGGTTCAGGACACTTTCGCCACCTACTCAACGAACTGAAGAGTAAAAAGAAATTTGTACCTGATGTGATATACATTGATTATCTAAATCTTTGTGTGTCTTCACGTATGCGTATGGGCGGTTCAGTGAACACCTATTCGTATGTAAAAGCAATCGCTGAAGAATTGAGAGGGCTCGCAGTTGAACAAAACTTACCGATCTTTACCGCAACGCAGACTAACCGCACAGGCTTCACATCGTCGGATGTGGGGCTTGAGGACACAAGTGAATCATTCGGACTCCCAGCAACAGCAGACTTCATGTTCGCCGCAATCTCGACCGAAGAACTTGAAGGACTCGGACAACTAATGATCAAACAGTTGAAGAATCGTTATGGCGATCCTGCCATGCATCGACGATTCGTTGTGGGTATTGATCGTGCTCGCATGAAACTGTATGATGTCGAACAATCTGCTCAGTCTAATGTGGTCGTTTCTATTGATGATAAACCTGTCATGGATAACACCGACTTTGGTATCGGACTGAAAAAAGAAAAATTCGACAAGAATGTTTTCGACGCCTGGAAGTAAATATTTCACATAAATAGAGTGGTCTCAAAGAGGCCACTGAAATGAAATACTTACTACTAATAATGATATACTTGACCACATCGTGTATGTCGGTTGAACACATAGACGGCGAAATGCCAACACTTGAATGCGAAGAGTGTGAAAAGTTTTGTACTGCTGATGTCGATATAGATGTCAGACCTGACAGAGTAGTTTTAGAATGTCACATATTAATATGAGGTAAAAATGAGAAGTACCATAGATTATAAGTACCGTGAAGATGAAATAATTGCAGAACTGCACGATTACATTGATTCGACATACGATCAACATTATGCACAAAACAAGTTTCAGGCTACCGAGTTTATCATTGACGGCGGCCATGGAGAAGGTTTCTGCCTAGGAAATATTTTGAAGTATACGCAACGTTACGGCAAAAAAGAAGGCAAAAACAAAAAAGACTTGATGAAGGTTCTGCACTACGCCATCATAGCTTTACATGTACATGATCTGGAAGAAAATGACTATTAATAAATCAGACGGAACATCTATCTTACATACCAAGAATCTTGACATTAGAACCGAACTTCTAAGATATGTCGCTGAAGGTTATCTCGACAAGGACGACCTTCTAGCGATGTGTCTTGGTTACATGTCACACTCCGATGTGGTTGAGATGATGATCATGAATGAGCTCGACGGTATACTTGAATAATGTGTGCAATAAACGGTTTTGCCTTGTTAAATTCTTGGTACCAGCCAAGTCATGTCAAGAAAATGAATGCGGCGAACCGTTTTCGTGGACCCGACAAAACAGACTGGTGGCACGATAAACACATTTCACTAGGCCACAATCTACTGAGTATTTCTGGCGACATTGAAACATCACAACAACCTTATGTGACAAAGAAAGGCAATGTCTTTGTTTATAACGGCGAATGGTTTGATCACACTGGTTACGATACCGAATATCTAGCAGAGATGATTGACTATCACGGCATAGAATATCTGAATGACATCAATGCTCAGTTTGGTCTTGCATGGTATGACAAAGAAAACTGCCGTGTGACAATTGCGAGAGACCATTTTGGAATTAAACCTGTCTTCTACTATCTGAAGGATGGTAAGTTTTATTTTTCTTCATCAATACACGGACTGAGAGAGTGCGTCAACATTGTTCCTGATGAAGAACAATTGATGAAGTCAAACAAGAAAGGTTTCTTTTATGAAGGAAATTTCACTCCCTATAAAAACATACATGTGTTGTCTCCAGGTGAGTACATTACTGTCTGTCTGAAACGAGTCAAAGAAATCGCTAGAGGCAGTTTTCATGACTATCAACTTGATACGATAGACATGAAAGACCGAGATGTGAAGAAATTGATCATCGAAGCGATTGAACAGGTGGGTTATTCTCAAAATCAAATTGCGCTTGCTCTGTCGGGTGGTTTAGATTCGTCAACGATTGCATCCGTTCTCAAGTCAAGTAATCCACTTTGCATCACAAACAAGTATGTTTGGCCGGGTCTTGAAGACCAGAAGATGGACATTTACTCAAAAGATTTTGCACTTGCAAACAGAACAGCAGAAGAATATGGACTAAAAATGGTTCACGCTGAGTGCAATCATCTGAATCATGCTGATCTTGAGAATGGTGTAGCACAGTCATCGTTGTTGCCTTTGCAGGATTTTGACCGGCAGGTCGCAAGATTTGTTTTCTGTAGAGAGACAAAGAGACAAGGCATTAAAGTATTGTTGACGGGTGATGGTGCAGATGAAATTTTTACTGGTTACTCAGGTCACAATAGACTTTACGAATGGACTGATGAGCGACTTGTACAATTTATTAGAAATAGACTTGAAGAAAAAAGAAAAGATCAGATTTCATTTCCAGAACACGTTTTAGGCCGAGACATACGGAACAATTACCTGTTTCTTGAATTGTTCAGACTTGTCAATACATACAACTTGACCATGGATGCTCACAGTGGTTTTCACGGTGTTGAGTCACGTGTTCCCTTTTTACATCAAAAACTGGTCAGAACAATGTTATCAATTCCTTCTGAGAAAAAATTGAGGTTGATGCCGGAACTTGATCTGAAACTTAGAGCGAACACCAAATTCTATCTCAGATCACTTTTCAAGAAAAATCTGCCTGAACATGTATTGACCCGCAACCAGAAGGCTGGATGTTGTCTGCCTTGGAATAGTCTGTATCCTTCCAGATCAATGCAGAGTAAACGTGAAATTGTGCAAAAGATCAGACCCCTACTAGGTCATCACAAATTGATCTAAAAATGTGACTTTTTAACACAAAATATTCTAAAAAAATTTTCAATAAAAACAACGACTTACAGACGCAGGAAAAGTCATTATAAATCAATGACTTACGGCTTGCGTTTACCTGTGGTTCCTGTACAATTACTCCTGTAATCAATTGAGAGAGGTTGTGCATGAAGTTTTCGGTTTATCAATATCAGATGTCCCGTGAGGTCGCTGATCGTGTGAACACCAATGGTTGGGATGTCGCGGCTCGCGAGTTTCCCGAAGTCAACAT